TCCGCCACAAATAAATTTGTCCGCCTCACTTTGAGATATTTTTTTTTCTTCTCTTTTACTTTTAATCAGTTCTGCAAACTCCTGTAATTTATCAGACCCAACTCTCAACTTATCAACTGCCTTCCTATATTCAAAGATTTTGGAAATCCTGAACCATATACCCAAGCAATCATATCTCTTATTTCGAATCCAGCATCTTCAATAGCGGTAGTGAGCTTATGACAAGTTCTAGTCCCGCCAAAAGCCAAGACATATCCACCTGGTTTTAAAACTCTAAGACATTCTTTCCATAGTTCAACATTATATTCTATTCCAGAGCCATCCCATTCTTTCCCCATAAAACCCTTAGCTTTTCTAGCCCAAACTGAACCTTCATTAGTTTCCATTCCTGGAGTATTTTTTACATTCTTGCCGCTCCACCTTTTAGCAATACTAACAAGTCCGTAGGGTGGGTCTGTTATGACTGCGTCTATACTATTTTCAGGAAGCTTTTTCATTTCCTCTAGACAATCTCCACATATTAATTTCATTTATTTTATTTTATTTAATTCTTATCTTCGTAGTCCTTAATCGCATAAGCGATTTATCCTCATACTTATCAATTTTTGAAATGTATTTTTCATAGAAAGCCTCCCTCAAAATGATAATTTTAGTTTCGCAACAAGTGCAATGATAAAATCCATCTTCTCTAGCTCTCATCATCTGAAAACATTTCGGGCATGTCATTTTAAACCTCCTTTTTTTGGTTGAAGCCAAATTGATAATAAAAGAACAGTACCTGCTAAAAACTTTATTGATCCTGCTATTATAAAAAATAAAGCACAATTTTCAAAAAAATCAATATTTTCTAAATAATTTGAAATAAGTTTTATTAAAAACATCAAATAAACAATAGTAGAAGCTAAAGAATAAGCGAGGATAGACCCCACTCCAAAAGTTTTTTTTACAAAAAATGCGATTAAGTAACTAAGAGTTATTATTATAAATTCTATCCATACAAATACCATCAATATAATAGCCGTAGTTTTCATAACATTGCTATCGAAAAAAAAAGACATTTTTATTAATTATTTATTTATTAATTCAACTATATCTAACCCTAATGATTTCGCTATTAAAATTCCACCCAATAAAGTAAAAATAACTAATATTGACATAAATAACCATTTTAGTAATTGCTTTCTCACGACTGCTAAATCTTTTTTTATATCTTCTTGACTAATATTATGTAAAACAAAATTGTCATTGATTTGACACATGTTGTTTTCTAGCTTCTTCATTACTTCTGCCATCGCTTTAGTTGATTCAGCATTGGTTGTATTAGCTTTTACACTCTCTCTTATTAAAGAATAAAGCTCTTTTTGGTCAATATTAGTAGGCATAACATTTAAAGTTTAACACATAAATAATTATTTATAAAATTATTATTCCGTTAATAATTTCCATATATTTCTGATAATAGAAAGTAAGGAAAATTTAGCAGAAGAGATTATTAAAGCAGTATCAAAAATGTCTTTATCTTGATTTTCTATTCCATATAAATAAATTCCTAAAAAGACTATTACATAAGTCTTGATAAAAGAATAGATTTGCATACCAATTTTGTCTTCTGTAAAAAACTTTTTTAATTTTTCCATTTTTATAATTTATCAATTAAACTAAATATTTTTTTTCTTTGATTTTCAGCTCTTACTGGATATTTTATCTCATCTATTTCATTATATACCTCTAATTCATTTGTTACAGATTTTACACGTTGATTAATATTTTTAATCTTTATATATTCGTCTCTATTTTTATTTCTTTTTTCAAGTGATTTTCTATATGTATTATATTTAATATCATTTTCTTCTTTTATATCAAAATATTTTTGTAATTGTCTCGTACTATAAAAATATTCTTTTGCGATTAATGGACTAGCAAAATTATACGCACTTGGTTTCATTGTTGCATAACCGATGGATCTTCCAAAAATCCCTGTTAATAATGCATCTATTTTTATTGGAGATTTATCAATTATTTTCCCTAGTTTTATGGCGATTAACGAAGTAGATTCAGTATATTGTTCACTTGGCTCTAGTCTTGCTAACTTTTGTCCTACTAATGGTATTAAAGAAGGATAATCTTTGTAGTTTAGTTCAGTTAATGCGATAGTTTTAGGAAATTGTGGAATTAATGAAATAGACCATTCTTTAAAGCCTTCTTTAAAAAATATACTAGGTATATTGAATTGTCTAGGGATCGGAGAAGTAATCGCGGTGTAATAATCTTTTATTGAGTAATTTGTTTTTAAAAATGAATCAGCAATTATCATATTTAAAACAGTACCAGGCATTGCTAATGTTTCAGATAGTCGTATTTTTATAAAACCACCACCAATTTTTGGTAGATAAAGATATTTAGAAAGTTCTTCTGCTGTTAATCCTTTATATCTTCTTTTATCGTCATCTGATCCAAACGCTATTAATGCGCCTAGTGAAGAAGCCTGAGCGGCCATTATCGATGCTAAAACAAATGCGTATCTTTCCCTTGTTTTTTTATTCTCTGTTATAGAATTATAAGCTTGATGTAATACTTGTAATCCAGCATTAGCAAAAGGAATAGATTTTAACCAATTTTGTTTACCCCTCCCTCCTAAGCTTCCAATATGATGAAATGATGCTGTAACCCTCCCCGCTCTTTCAAACGATGCGACTTGGCTTTCTCCCATTTTTCGTGATTGTATATATTCATAAGATCTTGTTAAAACTTCACTTTTAGTAGACAAAAAGGTTAATAAATCAGAAAGTTTACCAGCTCCTTTTTCTAATGAATAATATAATTTTTTTAATGCATTCGTTTCCACTTCAAGACGTTTAATGTATTCAGCAGCTGATATATCAGCAGAATGAGAAAGAGTATATTGTTGTCCTCCCCACATTAAATATTCTTTAAAAAATTTAGCTTCTTCTCCTTCCTTATCTTTTAAAATTTTATACAACAATTTCCCGGTAGAAAAAAATGGGATTGCTCCAAAACGTGATTGAGCTGCTAAAGTAAACTGATCTAATAATGGATTGACAATAGCTCCAAATTGTAAAAACAAACCAGTAGTTCCTTTTATAAAAGTTCTTGAAGTAAATTTTAAAAAAGTAAATACTTCATCTATGTTTTGAGCGTCCAAAACATTATCAAAAATTGATTTTATTTCTCTATTAACAAGAACAGGCACTCTTATAAAATTACGCCTTGCCATTATTATATCTGGATCTTTCTCTTGAGGATAAATTATAGCACTATTAGAATTTACAGATGGTTTAAGTTCTGTTATCTCGAATAAAGTTGGAAATTCTAAAGCATAATCAATTGCCATATTATATGGTATTTGTTTAAATCCTTTCCTTGTTATTTCTGCATGATTTCTAATGGCAGAAATTGTTGGACTAATAATCTCTTTAGAAGAACCAACTCGTCTAAAAAAAGATGATATTTTATTTTTTCCAATCATCATTTGCCTAGGAATATTCTCTGTATCTCCTAAAAGTTCATCAAATGATGAGGCTCTTTTATATGATGCATACCCTTCATTGCTTAAAAATTCTTTAAGATCTTCATTAGAAAGTAATTGAACCTTGGAATCGTTTAAAAATAACAAATCTTCTCTTGTTAATGCATCAAACATTTCAGTCTCTTTAGAAAATCTTTCGTTTCCTGCTAAAAATCCTTCCGATGCTTCTTTTCTTGTTATTTCATCATTTTTTATAACTGTATTTAAATGGTCAAATTGTTCTTTTATTTCATTTATTTTTTCCTTTGCTTCCTTATCTAAAAATGCTTGTTCTAATTTCGATGGAAGATTGTCTATTGTATTTTTCAAATCATCTAATTTTTTATATTCAAAATATTTTCTCCTAGAAACTAGAAAAGAATCCCAATCTCTCCCATTTTTTTCGTTTGCAATTTTATCATTTTTATATGGTTTATATACCATATTAAATAAATCATTCCATGAATATGGCAATGTTGATTTAATTTCTCCGTTTACAAGACGATGGTATCCTTTCTCACCTATATTCAAACCTTCTATATTATTAGCTATCACTGCCTTAGATGTCCTTTGTGAAGCCCTTAACCACAAAGAAATATCTTTCATAGTAAACCATTTGCCACTTTTTTCTTTAGCAAGAACTTCAATAGGATAAATTTCATCCCAAGCTATCGATTGTATTTTATCTTTAACAGTAATTGCTTTATTATCTGTTTTTAAATTTTCTTCATAAGTAATTCTAGCAGAAATTTTTTCTAATGGAGACAATGATTGATATTCATTAATTATGTTTCTTACATCTGTTATAATTTCTTCAAACAATGGATTATACAGAACACCTCCTTTTTTAAAAAAAGCGTTCACTAAATCAGGAAATTCATTTTCTATTATACTAGGGTTTTCTACAAATTTTTGTAGTAAAGTGGCAAATCCTTCCGTTATTTTTGTTTCTAGAGGATGTGTTTTTTTGGCGCCTGCATAATACTTTAAATATAAATTTTTTAATTGAACTCTTAAAGGATCATTTCTTTTTAATTCTCTTATTATTCTTTTACTTAGACCAATTTTAGAAATATCTAAATAATGGGTTATTTCGTGAACAATGGTTGAGATCGATGTCATTCCTTTTGTCCTTATCATATTAGTCAAAGGAGAGAAAGTCCCTTTTGCTCCTCTTTTGACATGTCCTTCCCCAACTCTTTCTGCATATTTTTTTATCAAATCAAGAGATTTTTGAGATATTCTAAATTTTTCAGTTCTCTCAATTTTAGGTTGCTCTCCTTTAACTTTTTCAAACTCTCCTATAGCCACCGACCCTACATTTTTTAAATTCTTTCCCGTCTTTGTTCCCTTTCCTTTTGATACTTCTTTTAAAACCTTTTTAACTCTTTTAGCAGAAAGACCATTACTACCTAATTTTTTATTAAGTTTAAGTATAGCATCTTTTATTTTAGATAAACCAACAGTAGGGACTCCTGATTGCCTAGCTTCTTCTACCATTCTTATTGCTTTTTGAGTTCCCATTCTAAGTGCTTTTTCTTTAGAAGAAAATTTTGGATTGTACTTTATAACATTACTTTTTTCAGGTGTATTAAAAGAGATTGCATAACCATATTTATTATTTGGTAATTTCTTTATTGATAAAGTAAATGCTGATGCTTTTCCTTTCCCTGTTTTTACATCTGCAAAAACTGTTGCATCCTTTTTAAGCTGATCAGATATTTTAGTCCTCAATAATTCTCTTGAAGATAGAGCTTCAGTTTTTTTAGAAGCTTCTTTGCTAATTGCTTCATTATCTATTTTTTGTAATCTATTTATATCTGTATCCAAATTCGAAATGTCGTTTTTTTTATTAGTTTCTAATTTAATTTCTGGAATAGGTTTACTCGTAGATGGAGATTGTTGTTGAACCGAAGTGGCGTCCCCTCCCAAAGTTTTTATATTTTGAATTATAGAACCTTCTGTTATTCCTTCATTCTCCGCAACACTTTGTAAAGCAGTTGTCATTATAGCTTTTTGTTGTTCGTTCAATGAAGAAATTTTTTCTTCTTTGATTGGCTTAGTCATCGCTTCTGCCAAGGTTTTATCAATTCCATTTTTCTTAGCTTCTTGATAGATATATTTTAAATCTCCTTTAGGAATATTTTTAATTCTAATAGTAGAGGTAGAATCTTTTTTTATTCCATTAACTTTTTGTATTGGAGCAGAACTTGCTTCTCCATTGATACTTTTACTAAAAATATTTGCCTCTTGTTGAGGTAGCCCCAATTTTAAAATACCTTCGACTTCTTTAGAATAATCAGTATAATTTGAAAACTCTTTGTTTTTTAATCCTGCTTCAAGAAATTTACTCAAAAGCTTTCCCCCTTCTCCAAGATAATCAAGCTTATAAACAAGATCAGATGTTATTCTATTTTGAACACCAATGTCTAATTTTCCGTCTTTTATAAGCTCTTTACCTAATTCTTTCATTGATTTAGCAATAACTGGATCTTTCATCCCTTCCTCAATGTACTTAAAATCATTCATTGATTCTTTGAAGCTATTTGCTATTTTTTCTCCTGTGCCAACTAATTGCTCTTCAACAGAGTTAATTTTATTAGAAATTTGTTGTTGTTCTTTGTTCATTGCGTTTTCTTGAGCAACTCCAAATCCGCTCATTAAACCAGCTCCTGGTATAGCCATGATTGAAGCAGTTGTTCCTCTCTTTACTGCTTCTGGCAAAGCATCAATAGACCTTTGAAAAATATTTCTTAAATCATCTTTCTCTTTAAAAACCGCTGCACCAACTAAAAATGGCAAGCCCTCTTGTATAAATTCTTCTCCCATTTCAGTTGTTACTTTCGCTCCCCAACTAGTTATATTTCTTACTAAATTATTTGATATTTTTTTAATTAAAGCATCAGTTAAAGGAATTTTACCTGTCCCTGACATTATTTTGAAAGAAGCATTTTCAAGCCAAGCGTTAAATAACCCCATTCCAGCTGAAAAAAGGACTTCGCTAGTCGTTTCTTCTTTTTCGCCTTTCAAAATAGCATCAGCGCGTCTTTCTGATAAAATGTCTCCAGATTCCAAAGCTGTTAATGCAGGCATCCCACCAGAAGTCCAAGCTAATCCACTCATGACCATACTCGACATTGAATTTAATAAAAATTCAGGATTTATCAATAATTTTGGAATATTTTTAATATTTATATCTTCTGGCTTATATGAAACTGTATCAAAATATTCTTGTTTAAAATTATCAATCCCATTAGCGAAATCAAGTAATTGTTGAGAAGCACTTTTTTTTATTCCAAGTTTTTCTCTTAAATATTTATCTGTACCAAATGTATTTATTGTTTCTATCATCCTGCCAACTGATCCTACTCCTTTCAATGCCATAGAAGAACCTCCCAACACAACATTGCCAGCAAGACTCCCGACCATTTCTCCAGCCTCATTTCCTCCAGCAATAAATTTATCAAACCAATTCATTTCATCCCAAGATTTTCCGCTAACATTTTTTACGGGAGTATCGAGAAAAAACCTTTTTTTATTAGTTATTGGATCATTTACAACAACATTCCCGTTCTTCTTTATTGGTTCTTCTTTCGGTTGTTGGATTTCTTGTTTAGGAAATTGTGCCAAATCTTCAGTATTATCTAATCTACCAGATAGTCCTCCATATTGATCTCGATAATACTTTTTCTTATCAGAAGGTAAGTAACCGCTATATGAATCTACTTTTTTACCAGAATTATCAACTAAAACTCCTCCAGAAACTGTTTCAACAAGTTTCGGAATAATATTATTTTCTTGAGTTCTTTTTTTAATTTGTGATTGATAAAGTCCCATATTTTTACTGTGCTTTATTTAAGTTGTTTATATAATATTGATAAATTTGATAATCTAACTCGGCAGAGCTTAAAGCTCCTTGATAAATTACGCTTAAAGCTTCTTTCATACTTTTAACTTCTGGATCATCCAATACTGATTCTAATGGTATTTCTTGCCCAGATTCGTCAATTACTTGTATGTGTTTTTCTTGTAAAATTGCGCTAATATCTTCTAAAGCAGCTGTCTCGTAATATGGTTTAACTTCTTCAGCTGTAATATTAGGATATTTTGATTGAAGTTCTTTAAACGTTAAAGCGCTTCCTTCATTAGTTTTTATCTTATCTAATTCTGATTGGATACCTGGATTGTTTTTTAAAACTTCAGCTTTAGCAGCGAAAGTTGGATCCGTCACTTTATACAATTCAGCTTCTGAATCCGACATATCTCCTCTAGCATATCTGTCATATTTAACAACATTATCAGCTTCAGTTTCTGTATATCCGAGATTAAGATAATAATATTTTTGCAAATTTTCTTGAACATCCTGTGAAATATTTTTATCAAGAGTATCTTGAGCTAATTTCGTCGCTTCCTCTTCTGTCATCGCTCCGTATTCACCACTTTTCAGTTGTTCTGTCAAACTTTGCTTAAATTGATCTAATGATTTAAACGTTCCGTCTTCATTCATTGGATTATTAAGATAATCTTTCGTTGCAGCATCAGGATATTCCCCTGTTTCTATCTTGTTCATTGTATCACTATAAACACTTTTTTCTGCTTCTTTAGAAGATTTTTTAGAAACTGATTCAGCACCTTTTGCTAATCGTTGTAAGTCTGACATTTCTTGATTTCTTAAATTCATTCCTGCTCCGGTTAATTGTCTCACTCCCCCCGGAGTAATGTTTCCATGAAGATAACTTTCTTCGACGCCTCCACCCATTACTTTCTTCATACCAGGATCATCAACTCCAGGCATTTTATTCATTTTATTAACATAATTTGAATAACCTAAATAATCTCTAACAACTTTTTTTAGAGCTACAGTTTGCTGTTCATTATCTCCGCCAACCTTGCTGATAATTTCATCTAATTTTATATTTTCATTAAATTTTTCATTTGCCATTTTTTTATATTAAGACATTAAAAGATTCCACAATGGTTTTTCATACTGTTCTTGTTTTCTTTGAGAATCAAATTGGCTCTCAACTAAAGCAATATCAGTATCTTTCGCATAATCAGCACCCCATAAATTTTGTTTGTTAGTAAGAGATAAGTTTTTTAATGAAAAATCTTTAGCTTGCTCCGCTTTTTTAACTCCAAAATCAATCGCCTGAATACCTCTTTCTTTTGCAGTTGTAGTGTCTTCCATTCCTCTAGCATAAGTCCTTTCAATCGCAGCATTTTTTACTAATTCCATTCTTTCCAAATCTTGAAAGGATCTTTGAGCGCTCCTCATATAATCTGAAACATTTGATTGATATTCTTCTTCTATTTGACCTTCTTCTTTCCCCCTTACTCCTTTTAAACTAGAAAAAACTAAATTTCTTGAAGCTAAAGATTCTGCTTCCTTATCCATTGTTAAATCATAAGAACGTAATTCTTTAGCCAAAGAAACATCAAGATCTTCTTGAGTTCTTTTAGTATTCGTTGAAATATAATAGTTTAAATCTTCTAAATCTGTTTCTTTATTTTCTGCAAGCCTATCTATATTTCTTGTGAAATCTTCAGTAAGTTGAGTTTTCTCAATACCAGCTTCTTCAAGCACTAAATTAAAGTCTTCTTTCAACTTTTCTTTATCTAGCTTGTATTGTTTTTTAGTAAACTCACCAGATTCTTTATAATATTTTTTAATTTTTTTGACTGCTTTACCTTCAGCAGAAGATTTATATAACTTCTTACTTTTTCCGGTTTTTTCAGCCCATCTTTCTCTTCTTGATGATTTTGCCATAATATTTATTTATTTATTTTATATTACCATAATTCTAGGAATAAAACCAAAAGAAATAAAATCAGAGACATCAACAGATGTTATTCTATCGCCTGATTGTGAAGCACAATATAGCACACTACTTACCCGATAAGTCCTAACAATATCAATTAAATTTGTAGTATCGTGAATCTCTCCAATTATAATTGGGGTAGATGTGTCAGTTATGTCAATAATTAATAAATAAGAATTATCAGTTGACCCAGCAATAGCATATTGGTTATTCATAGAATTAACATCTTCAACTAAAGATAGTTTAGTAGTATCTACAATTTTTCCTGAATAACTAGGGGATGTTGGGTCAGTTATATCAAAAATCGCAACAGTATTAGAATCTCTAATTGCTACAAGCAAATTTCCTTGCTGGTCTAATATTATACTATAGGGGTTATTCCCTAATAATGTAACATCAATTGAACTTAAAGGGGTTGTCATAATTGATTTAAATTTTGAAACATTAAATTTCCCAACGCTTTCAGAAACATTGTAGCCACCAATTAAAAGTTTCCCATTTCCATCTATATCTCCGCTTGATACTCCAGCAGAAGAGTTTATTGATGCAATTTCAGTAAAAAAAACATTAACTATTTTTGGATTATCAACATCTGAGGCATCAATTTTAATAATAGACACTATTGATATTATATAAAAATAACTTCCATCATAAAGAATTCTTTTAGCAGCATAAGGAATTGACAAATAATTATAAACTGATGGAGAAGTCTTTGAAGAAATATCCACGATAACAAAATAAGAAGCTGATGCAACATAGGCGTAATTTCCACTCACTACTACATCATTCGCTCCAGTAAAATAAGTAGAACCAGTAACGCTCCCACTAAGAACTGGAGCACTTTTATCTGAAACGTCATATATATATAAACCAGAATTCGTTGAATTATTTTTAGGCAAATAAGCATAATTACCATCAACAGCGAATCTCGTTGTGTATTGAGAAGCCCCAGATAAATATCCTTTTAGTACAGGTGTAACTGGATTTGAAATATCATAAATACTCATAGTATAACTAGAATAACCTCTTAGTATATAGGCATAATTACCTGAAATTTCAATTTTAAGAGCAGAAGCACTGGTAAAAGATACTTTTGATATAGAGGCTGGATTAGAAACATTAAAAGCTACAATTTTACCTCCACTAGATACTGTAAAAATATAATTTCCGTATTTTGCAATACCTCCAGTATTTCCATTCAAATCAGTATCATTCACATAGGATGTGATGGTTAAACTTGAAATATTAATCACAGTTAAGTATCCAGACCTTAAAACATAAAGATACTCTCCAATTATTACCATATCATTAATATCGTCTAGTTTAATTGAATCTTTAATAACTCCCTCATAACTTCCATTAAAATAATCTTTTAAATCAAATAAGGTAACTAAATTAGAGGAAGTATCTACTGAGTAACCGATTCCATTGTTGTCAATTAAAATTTGGTTAATACCAGACCCACTCCCATTATTAATCTCAGCAAAAAATGATGGGCTAGTAGGAATTGAAACATCATAAACTTTCAAAAGACTACTATTTGCAACACCAAAAAATAAAAAATTATTTTTTAAAAACATAAAAGAAAAAATAGAGAATCCACCAATATAAAAATTACTGACAAAAGAAGGACTACTTTTATCACTTATGTCTATTATAGAAATATAGATACGGTAAGGATAAGCCGACAAATTATAAGCAATATACAAATAATCACCAATTTTTATTATTTTAAGGGCATTATTAAGATTAGTAGAGTCTTTTAAATAACCTTCAATAGAGAGATTGCTTGGGTCTGAAGCATTTATTATAGTTAAGCTATCATCAGTTTGAGAAACAGTATAAACAAAATCACCCTCAGCATAAACATCAGTGAGTTTGTCAAGAGTTGCATCAGTTATTGAATCTAAAACTTCAAAAGCCATTTAATTAAAATAAAATTTACTTACAATAAAATATAGTTGAATAACTAACCCCTTGCTTCCAGTCCCGACTGCATCTATGTTTACTTTTATACGATTATATCTACCATATTCATTTCTGTTTAAATCAATAGCCGATTGACCATTACTTTCCTCTGTTCCATTTTCATTAGCTGCTATAACCAACCAACCTATATCATTCCCATTTTCATCTTCTAAAGATATATCAACTATCCCTGATGTCGAAGCTGTGCTTACAAAAGCATGTAATCCGACTAATTTGCCATCAAAAGGAATAGTAATAGTTACTTTATCATCCCCAGTCTCTAGAGAAGTAGAAGGATCTACGACAATAGTCTCTATTTGCCTATAAGTTCCATTTGGATCAGTAACAGTTTCTTGATTATAAATATCTTGTTTTAAAATATCATCAACCAAACTTCTTTCAACTCTTATCGGTATACCAAGGTATTCTTCTTCATCTGTTTTCAAAAAATTTATTCTTTTATTCATTTTCTAAAATTAACTTCCTGATTATTGGTTCATTATCATTATCTCCAATATGAGTAATTCGATACTGAAATAAATGAGTATCTTGTTTTTTTATTGGAAATTCACTGACAGGAGATCTCATATCACAAGTTTTTTCCCAACTGGTTTTTTCAGATAATTTTTTATCAAATCTATAACTAAATTTACAATTCTCTAATTTGTCTCCAACAATATACATGTTTTTTACTTTTCTTTTCGTATATGTATCTCTAAAGCCTTTCCCTCCTTGCGATAAATCATAAGGATGACTAATAACATCCAATGTTATCGGAGATCCTGTTATTTCAGTGCTAACATATCCGTCTCTATTTCCTTCATTTGTTTTCCATACCGTTCCATCATCATCTCCAAAATATAGATTAGTTACATTGCTGACAGTAAGATGAGACATTATTTTTGAAGCGTGAGAATATTCCCATACGCCTAACCAACGATCTGTTTTCGCATTAAAAACTAAATAACAATGAGACATACTAATATTATGCTCCGCATTAGAAACGGCGCCTATATACGCTATATATAAATCATTTATAACACCAGAAACTACAACTTGACCCGCTGTCATCCCATCAATATATGGTTGCATTGGTTCTGATATTATTTGTGGTTCAGCATCTGATAATGAATTGAATGAATAAAATCCTTTTTTAGAATTTCTTATTCCATCATTAAAGAAAATCATTTGACCAGAGACTACTTGTATACAATCTTTCCCGTTAGCACCTATATTTTTAGTTAAACTTTTAATTCCATTACTAGCAATAGGCACAATTGTTCTAGAAATAGAACTGTTTTTAAATAAATAAAAAGCTCCTCTATATTCCACTCCTGCTATTAGTTCTTCTCCATCACCAATATTTACTGACACATTATTTTCCCTATTCCATTCTATTTCATACACTCCACTATCATTTTTATAAGGTATCTCACTCCACATAATATCACTTTCATATCCGTTTAAACCTATCAAAAATAATGAATTTCCATATTCAACGACATCATTAGCAGCTAATGAAAATTGTATAGTAAGCGTTCCGACTTGATCAGAAACTGCCTCCAAACTAGCGACTGAATACGCTATCGTTGTGGAAGTGACAGCAGTAACTGTAAAAGTCCCATTATATCCGCTTGGAGCAAGACTCGCTACTACAATTGAATCTCCAACTTCGACTCCATGACCAGTGGCAACTGTAAGCGTAATAGTAGGATCGTCATAGGATACTGCAGTGATATTAACAGTGTTTTTCAAATTTGTAGTACCCCAAGTTATTCCATCAGATGATGTTCTTAATTGTTCTCCATTTGTAAAAAAGCAATATCCAATAAATTTTTCAAATCTTCCCTTGATACTAGGTGTGAAGCCCTTTTTAGCTAAAGTCCAGCCTGAAGAATAATACATTAATTTAGATATTGTTATCGTCCCAGTAGTAGTGGATAATGCGGCTAAGCTCTCTTTTGAATATTTTATAGAAGTTTCTCCTACTTCAGTAACTGTGAATTCTCCATTATATCCAGTTGGTACAAGACCAGAAACAACAATAGTATCTCCAGCTACAATTCCATGACTAGAGCCAACTGTAAGTGTAACAGTCGGATCAGAATAAGAAGCATTTGTTATAGCAATAGTGTCATCTATTAAGCTTAGCGGTACGTGGCTTCCACCATCCTTGACAAAATCAAATAATCCTAGCATATCATTATTGTCTACTATTTGTGAACCAAAAATCTGATAGCCTTTTCGCTTCCTTAAACTACCTTGCTGTTTTTCTAAATCAACATTTAATGCTTTATATAAAGAATTAGGTTTATTGCTAATTATAGAATCTTCATTAAATCCTGCTAAAACTTCCGTCCATATAAATTGCCTTAACATTTTATAATTATCTTCTACGAGCGCTAGAATAAAACAATCCTGTTGGTTTAAAGCTAGTTTCCGTAGGAGAAACATCTTTAGATTTATGTTTCAATAAATCGTAACTAAATTTTTGGTCTAATGCTTGTGCATCCTTTTCACCTTTCTTCCAAGAGATTGACGCTCTTAAAAAATCTATATACAAATATGATGGAAAAGCTAATTCATCAGAGTCGAGTGTTATATTCGTATATTTTTTGCTATAAAGTATCCTTATCGTTTTCGTATCTGAATCAGCGTTTATTAATGGGTAAGAATATAAAACTCCATCGCTAACTGATAATAAACTAGGAGTTCCTGTAGAAATATTATACCACACTTCATCACCAGAAGAATGAACTTCTGAAATATTTGTTACTCCTGAAATAGTATTTGTTGTTCTATTATTATTAGTATAATCAATTATATCACTCCCAATTTGTATTGATCCTTCATCCGGTAAATCAGAAGAATCGACAACAGTTATCTCCACATCAGTGACTGCGACATCAGAAGCTAATTCAGTTTTCACAGAGCTTCCTAATTCTGAAATAAAATTATCAAAAGTAACAACTGGTATCTCAACTCCATCACATTGTGCATGCAAAACACTACTTATTGTTAGTTGCTCTTTAAAATATGATGATATATCATATTCTGTTTGACCCAATGCTGTTTCTATTATTAATTCGCTAACTTCTTCTTTCCAATTTATTTTTTCTTCTCTGATTCTTTCGTCGCATTCAGTAACAGCATCATCTAAAAATTCTTCAGTAATATCAGGATCTCCTTCTAATATGTTTTGTCTTTGCATCGCTACTTTTTTGACAAATCCTCGAGTTGCTCTTATGTCTTCATCATATTTGATTATTTCCCAATACGAACCATATGCAGCCGTAGCTCCTTCATTATAAAATCTCGCTTTTCCAAAACCAGTAGAATTAACTATATCTTCATAAACTGTGATTTGACTTTCTGTCATAATATCAACCTTTGCTAACTCTGCATAAGTTCCAGAAACAGTCGCGCACCTCATAAATTGTACTTGGTTTGCACTTAACAAATAAACATTAGTACCTGATGGATGTTCTTTAGTTAAAGTGCCATGAGTAAGAGTTAATCCAGTTGCACTTGTAAATGAAACAATCTCTGATTGTTCATCTCCAAAATCACCAAATAATAAATATTTGTTACTTCCTGTGAATCTATTACTTGATAACACATTAGAAGTAGTATCACTAATATCCACATCATCATCTAGTGTGGTGACTGGAGCATATTTTATTAATCTATCATTTCGTAATTTTAGAAACATATATTTTTATTATTCAAATAATTATCCAAACATTTTAAGCATATTTTCCCACTTATCGACTTCATTTTGTGATTCATCTCTGCGTCTTTTCGCTTCATTTAAATAGTTTTCAACCTGCCCTTTTTCATAAGTATTTACTTTTTCTGTGTATTCTTTTTCTACTATTTCTATTTTTCCGTCTTTCACGATTTGTTCTTCTATAATTGGATTTTCTTTTGTTGGTAATTCCATTTGTTTAATTTAATTGATTAAAAATGCGTTTCAACGCCGTCAAGTCTGGCAGCCCATTGAACTGTGTTATCCGCATCGCCTGTTACTGTAATCATCAAGGCTTCGTTGGTGTCGTCTGCTGTTACCGCTACATCCCAAGAAACATCGTCTTCGTGGATAACATCTTTAGTGGTTGTTAATAAAGTTGTATTGCCTGCCGCATCTCGTTTTATACCACCTTTAAAGTGATAAACTGCACAATCTCCGCTAGTGTTATCTCTAGCCGTTACTTGAAGCGTGAAAGATAGAACTGAAGAAGCTCTTACACCACATCGTCCGTCTCCAGTAAACATTTCTGTAGGAGTTGCGTTTGAAGTTTCTCCAGCAAATCCAACTATACTAACCTTTTTTTTATAACAGGCTTTTCTATGATAACGTCTTTCTCAACTAATTTTGGTGCAATTATTTCAATTTCCTTGTAAACTGGCTTTTCTATCAATACTTCGACATATTTAATCGTCGGCACTTCATATACTTTTTCTTTATAAACAGGAATCTCGTACACCTTTTCTTTATAAACAGGAATCTCATATACCCTTTCTTTATAAACAGGTTTCTCATATACAACATTTTTTATGACTGGTTTTTCATATTCAGTCTCTTTTCCAACTGGCTTTTCATAAATCTTTTCAACAATAACAGGTTTTTCATAATCCACATTCTTTACAATTGGACGTTCATATTCTTTATCAGTAACAACTGGTCTTTCATATTCTTTTTCAACAACTACAGGTTTTTCGTAAACCTTTTCTTGAACAGCGAATTCTTTTAATTTTTGAGGTTTTGTAACCCCCTGTGAGTTCATTCCCATTTTATTTTATGTTATTTATTAAGTCCAAGCTATTATTTCAACCACAATACCATCAGAAGCACATTGCAATCTAAGCGTTTTTGAACTTAAATCCAATCCTTCTTCGCTATAAGAAGAACCAGATTTAACTGTTATATACGTTGTTCCACTTGCACTATCCTCAAACGCTAATTTAACATCAACAGCTGTCCTAGCTTGAAGAGTAAATCTTTTTGTTCGTTCTGGCAAAGCTTGATCGTATTCAGTATTTTGCGTCGTCAATGTTTTATTAATTATAGTTGGAGTTTTGGAGATTAAGTTCTGTGCCACTCCCAATTCATCTAATATTACTGTTCTCATTTTTTTTTATTAAAAATTATTTAGATTTTTTATCCTTTTCTCTATTTTTTTTTATTCCTTTGTTAGCAGTCTTATTCGATAATTTATACACCTCTTCATCAAATTTTAATTTTTCCAATTTTTTATATTCCATGACAATTTTTCTTTCTTGAAAAATAACCAAAGCAGTAGCCGAAGGTACATACTTATCATCAACTAAATAATGCGGAATGTCATTTCCATACTTGTCTCTCATTATAACAGGAGGAAGGCTTGTTTCTTGAATCTTAGAGACAATCTTATATTTTTTAACATTTTTTAATTCTTCTTCGACCATTTTTTCATAATGTTCTTTTTTCAATTCTTTTTTAGAAAGTTTCTTTTCTTTTTTTTCAGCCATTATTTTTTAAATTAAAATTTACGCACCCCTCCTAATAAGCACAAACTTCTTTATTGACGAGCTATATTTTTGTATAGCTCGTCTAAAGGAAGTCTGATTATTTCTTCTTACCTTTCTTCGTTTCACCAGTTTTTTCGCCTAAAAGCTTTGACACTTCTGCGAAAGCTCCACGAAGTTCCAACTGCCTTGCTCGAATTTCGCTCATTCTCTTGTTAAGAGTCTTTCCATTTTCAATGAGTTTTTCATTCTCAATTGCCAATGTTTTGAACTCTTTTTCAAGTTCGATTTTGCGCTCTTCTAGTTTCGTCATTGTATTGAAATTAATAATTAATAATCAGTCTAGGCCGCCGCAGCTGCTTCTAGCTTAGCTTCAGTACCATCGCTTGAGAATGTATTACATACCCAAGTTGTAGAACTTGTACATACACATTTTACTAATGTATTTGCACTTACAGCAGATTCAGCATTAGCTTCTGACCCTCCATTTATAGCGATTGTCGCTGGGGCTGAACTTCTTAACTCGAATCCAGTATCTCCTACATAAATGTGGACGATATTACCAGGAGTCGGAGTAGGAAGAGTTATAATTTTATCAGCGCTATCAGATGTTACTGTCACAAAAGATGTTCCATCAGCGATTGTCCCGTCTCCTGTTCCATCTGCTGTAGCAGTTCTTGCTACAGAAGCAGATTGTACACCAGCAGCCGCAGTTACGGCACCAGTTAGAGTAGTAGCACCAGTTATCGTCAATGTTCCACCTACCGCTAAATTTTCATCAAATACGACATTACCAGCATCAACCTTCAAAGCTTCAACGTTAGCACCAGTACAATTTATATATAGACCATACGCGCCAGCCGTTCCAGCACCAGTATCCTGTTCAATCGACAATAAATTAGATGTCGAAGAAGGGCTACCCGTTGAATGTATTGTTACACAATCTGCTCCAGCTGCCAAATTTCCAGTATGTTCGACATCAAAACATGCTCCTTCTCCACTTGTTCCAGTGGCTGCAGAAGCGACACTTATTGCCATTCCAGCAACATTTGTCCCCATATTAAGATCTATCGCATTACCAGTATCAGCTCCTACTGAATATGTAATATCAATACAATTACCAGATCCGACTCCACTAAGATTTATATCAAAATCATGACTTGCACTTGTATCATCTGAATCAATCTTAATAAGATCGTCAGTTCTCAATCCAGTGCCAGATAAAACAATGGCAGATCCTGCTAGATTTGTTCCCATTGTTATAGCTAATGCGTCACCAGTATTCGCTGCTGTTGCGTAAGTAATGTCAATAACATTTCCACTACCAGCTCCAGTCATATTAATGTCAAATACTAATCCCGTTCCTGTTTGATCTGAATCAATCTTAATAAGATCGTCAGTTCTAGCACCAGTACCTGAAATTGCTATTGCTGTTCCAGCGACATTTGTTCCCATTGTAATTGCTAACGCATCTCCGGTTGCAGCCGCAGTCCCATAAGTAATGTCGATGATATTTCCAGTATGAACACTATCAATATCAATATCAATTATATTACCAGAACCTGTATTTGTAACATTAATGTCTAAGAAACCAACGTTTCCATCACCATCAAATGTAACATCAATCATATCAACAGTTCTAGTTCCTGCTCCAGCATCAATTGTCATTACAGTCGCTCCGACTGCAGCATTCATATCAATATTAAATACTCCGCCAGTAGATCCGATACCATCCATATTAATATCAAATATTGAACCTGTCCCAGTATTAGAAGCAACAATCGCCATGACATCAATGTTTCCATCTCCATCATGTTTAATTCCAATTAAATCTGCTGTTCTCGTTCCATTACCAGCATCAATATAAATACCTTTTGACCCTAAAGCCAAGTTCATATCAATATCGATTACATTACCGGTAACAGCCGCACCCATATCAACGTCAATCACATTACCAGAAATTGCTCCAGTAATGGCAATATCTATCACATCAGAAGATCCAGTTGCATCTGTGGCAACCTCAATCATAGGTTGTGTCCTAACACCAGAACCTTCTACATGAATAGCAGTCATCGCTACAGCTGAATCAAGATTTATATTGATTACGTTTCCAGTCGCAGCAGCTGAAGAAGCAAAATCAAAAATGTTTCCAGTAAATACACCTGTTAAATCAATATCTATAATATGTGCCGATCCAGTCGACGCATCATTAATATCGATTGCTGGTGCTGTTCTAATACCTGTTCCTCTAACAATTTGAATTGCAGTAGCATCGATGCCATCTGCATTATCAAGAGTGAGTTTAACACCGACACTTGCATCACTCCCATTGTATGAATTAGTCCAATCAAACCCAACGGAAGTACCAGAACCAGATGTATTAATATCGATTACACTATGATTTCCAGTTGAATCGTCATTAACTTGAATATCCGCTCCTGTTCTAGCTGTTGCTCCATTATCAAGATAAATTGCAGTTGCAGCGATACCAAGATTCATATCAATTGCTAATGCTTTTCCTGTTAAGGCAGCATCAATTGATATATCGATAACATTTCCACTACCAGCTCCGTCTTTTACTAATTCCAAAGAATTTAAAGAACCTGTAGTAGAATCTGTTAAAACGATTGCGCCTTCATCAAGAGTAATCTCTTGACCATTACTATATACCCCATCTAAATCACCAAGGGCAGATCCACCGCCACCAGAACCAAGAGTTATTACCCCTGAATCAGTGTAGGCTCTAAAACCAGTACCACTGACAAAAGTTATTTCTCCTGCTTCAGTTGGGTCAGATGAACCTGGTGTAAGTAGCATTGAATCAACGACTACTTCATCAAAATTTGTTTTACCCATATTTTTTGCGTTACAGTTCTCAATCTATATGAACTTTTCAGTTTTCCTCTCATACGCCTATGAGGTCTAAACGAGAACCATTAATTATATATCTTTTCAAGGAGAGGAGAAAACTCCTGCTCCTTGAAAATACTGTTCTATGCTGAATATGCAGAAGCATCTCCCTTAGAACCCCAAACACCTCTCCAATTCTTCCAACCGACTTGCCATCGAGCAGAAGCATCATAAATGGTGTTTTTGTTTTTATTATCTACATAAACCCTAGATTTTACTCCTTGTCTACTATAGAAAATAAAAGGAGAAAACATCGAATCAATGAGAAACCATGCAGTGTCACTACCACCATTTTGACTATTAATCCATTTAGTAGAAACGACAGTAACGATTCCATCATATACATTTATATCATTGTTTCCAGTCCCAGGTCTCAATTTAGAACCTGTCAAAACAACTGCTAATTCTTCCAAAGAATCAGGTACAAGCAACATCAATCGACCACTACCGATAGCCATGTTCAAACCTCTATCGTCTAATTGTCGTCTTAATGCTTGTCGAGCTGTTTTCAAATTTGGATCTGAAAGCACTAATCCAGTTGAAGAAGCATTTGATTGTGCTGTACCTCCATCTTTTCTCGGATGGCTAATAGAACACAAAGCTTTTCCATCTGAATAGAAACTCAAATCTGAAGGAAGACTCGTTTGTGCTGTAAATGCGTAATTAAACGCACTAAAAGCACTACGATCAAACTCCATTTTGAATCCAATATTAATGTCACGAGCTTCATCAAATTTATCTTGCAAACTTAAGTCTCTATCATCTTTGAATTCTTCCGTGATTTCAACTCCGTTTGTCTTTTTTATAAAACGAAATACAGTTTTATATCCTGGAATACGCGCATCTAATGCGTAATCCTCACCTTCTGTTGTTAGTCGAGGATAACCAACTCCAGTCTTGCTAGCTATTGTTTCTTCTGCTTTGTCTGACTTTCTTTGTTTGAAAAGAGCAGTCATATTATTTTTTTCAACTCCCAAAGCCGATTCTATACCCAATGTATATGCTTGTTCAGCTTGATTTTCAGCTTCAACAAAATTAGCACCAAGACCTTTAATCCAGCCTTCTCCCCAACTAGAACGCAATTCTACATTCATAGTTTTTAATTTAATTTATAAAAGAACTATTCCTTAACTCCTTCTCGTTCACTCATAGAAACAGTGACCAACAAACGAGTTGAATCGTTCGGATCTACTCCCAATGAGTAAAAATTTGCAGGAGTTCCAATTGTTCTGGTTGCTGTTGTTTCTAGCAATTGACCATATTCAGAACCAGCTGAATTTATGTCCAATCTACAACCTCGCAAATCAGAATCATTAGTCGTTCCTAATGTACCACTAATTTCAGCAGAAAAAATTGAGTCCCTAGAAACATCGACAAAAGCATAATAACCATCGCTATTAGTTTCATCAGTTGTAACAGTCAACACATCATTTCCGCTTGCAGTACCGGCAGCTAATGTTGGTGCAGGAAGAGGATTCCCTTTAGAATCAGCAAACCCAGTAATTACTCCAAAAAAAGGTAACGCAGCTGAAGCTAAATTAGCAGCTCCAGTCGTATAGCATTCTATACAATCTCCTACCTCAAATGTTTGGGAAACACCAAGTTTTACCAATTCCTGCTTTCTACCATCACCGCTAAGACTTCCAACAAGATTTAACATTTTTGTAAATTTTAACTAATTATAATGAAACAATTAGTATTCTAAAGATAACGACCCTTCTTTAACCTTTTGTTTCATTTTTTCTATAGTTTCAGCACTTACTCCAGCTTTTTCCATGAGATCTTTATCATCTTCTGTGAGTTTAGATTCCTTTTGAATAATATGTTTTTCAGCGCCACCACCACCACCAGCTTCATTAGCAAGTTCTCTTTCTTTATTCTCTATTTGAGTTTTAGAAAAATCTACTCCTCCAACGATTCGATGGGCTTTTTCCAAATCAGTGTAATAATCACCGCTTGGCAAGATTGAAGAATTAAGTTCGTCAAGAAGTTCAGCCCACTTATCAGCATCGTTTAAATATTCAGGGTGTGCTTCATAAAATTCCCTTCTTGCTTTCTTTTTCTCAATCGACTTTCTTTGAGATTCTGACTCAACAAATGGTCTTATTTTTTCATCAATTATGCTAGAAATTTTTTCCAAATCTTCTGTCTTTTCTTCAACATTCTTTTTATGTTTTTTAGGTTCTTCTTCCCAAAAATCATCACTTTCATCATCATCTTCATCGTTTTCTTCCGTTTTTTGGAATGTTTTAACCATTTTTTGTTTTTTTACAAGTTCCTCAAGCCTTTTTCTCTCTTTTTCAATCTCTAGTTTTTCAGCTTCAGCTTCCCTTGCTTTTCTCAAAGCTTGATTAAAACGATTCACATCAATTTCTTCATCTTTTTTGATAAATTTTCCACCATCTTTTGGATCATCTTTCTCTTCAATATCTTTTTCCTTTTTAACCTCGACATTTTTTTCTATTGTCTCATCGGTTATTTCCTTTTTGTCTTTCATATTTTTTACATCTACCTGTTTTGTTACTGCTGGTGTCTCCAGCGACGATGTTATTAATAATTAACAGACGAACTCTTTTTATTACTAATTATCTTTTTTTGTCTTAATTCCTCTTTATCCTTTTCTGCCTTTGTATGTTCATCAAATTTTTCAGCTAATTGCGTCAATGCTAGAACAGAACCTTTTAATGTTTCATCACTTGTATACATATATTTATTCCTATAAGCATTCGCACATTGTCTAAAAAAATTACCGAGACTTTTTGTTTCCTTAGCGCTTGCCAAATAATCGAACATTTTTCTTATATCCGTTTCATTCATTTTCTTATAACACCTAGGCTCATACAATCTGAAAAAAAGTCTTAATAAAATCTTTCTCATTGTGGTTGTTTATTAATTAAATTCCCTCCTGTACTATCTTGTGGTGGCAACTGACCATTAATAGAAGCCCTCATATCATTCATCGTTGGTTTTATATAAAATCTATCAGGGTTCTTACCTAAAGAAATTATAAATTCTAATGTCGCCTCATCAGCAGATAATAATGGATTATTTTTAGCTTCTTCCAATAAAGCTACTGCTGCTGATAGTCTTTCTTGCCTTGACATAGTTGGTTCGATGTCTTCTTCTAATCTTATATCAAATTTTGAATTACACTTATCTGGTGTTACTTCTATCCAAAATGGTTCTTTCCCTTGTTCTGTGACTGCTATTTGTCTATATTCTTTTCTTTCTCCAACTTTTTTGCCATACTTGTCCTTTATTGCTGAATATTGTACAGGATTTTTATAAAATTGACATATATTTGATATTCTTAACTCTGCTCTATTTAAAAGTAAATTGTAAATAAATGTTTGAAAAGTACCAGCCAATCTTTTTGAACCTTCGTCAAGTAGAGTAGCTTCCTTAGCAGTTTTCTTACCACTATGTACTCCCATGGCATTAGCATCAATTGCAGTATTTACATCTGATTTTTTATCTAACCATTCCAACGTTTGAAACGTAGAATTTTGAGTACCACTTATATCAAGTTCTCTAATTTGAGTAATATCCCCAGCAGTTCTAAATGTTTTTCCTGGAAATAGTTGATATGACTCCAATTCAGCGCCTTGACCAAGGAGAATAGGCTTATGAATTGATAGAATCTCTTGATCAACAGTCATTCTAAGCAATGCATTTATAGTCTCTTGTTCTCCTGACATAATATCTGGCAAAGCCTTTCCATACTGCGATTCTTCATCTGCTAGTTCAAATACCGCCCTTGTGAATGGTAACTTTTTATGAGCAAAAGGAAGAGGGCATATTTCATCGTTCTCTTGTGGATTTAACCAAACACCATTTGCTAGTAATATAAATTCGTCAGAATCTTCGTTATAATATTTCAAAATCTCAATAACATCACTTTGATCTTCTGCAATACACTTATAATCGCATTCTTCAATATTATCATATACTATTCCTGGATGGACATATTTTGATTCTTCGTAATTACCATAAATTCTATTAAAATCTTCTTTTCCTAAATATACCATCCTCACACAATCATGTCTTATTTCAGCAGAATGTTCATTCCAATAAAAAGATAATATTGGGACGATTGAAGCAAAAACTCTCCCTGCACCTCCTTCAATAACTCTATTTTTTTTAAAAGTAATTTTACCAGTTTCATGATTTATACTTGTTATCGTCTTTTCCTCCTTTGTTATTTCTTGATAACCCTCCTCCACAATAACAGTACCTTTAACACATGCAGAAAAAATTTCTTTATACAGTTCGTAATTTCCTTTTTCCACTCTATGAGAGTCTTCAAAAACCAATCTAATATCACTCGCGTTTTTATGATCCTTAAAAGTTTTCCCAATTAAACTTATAAAAGGTCTAGCAGACGCGACTAATGCTACAGTAGCTTTGACTTTCCCTCTAGTTTTATTATCGAAAATTAATGATTGCCAAGCTTCTTTTGTGTTTTTAATTTCTCGAGGAACAATCCCATTATAAGCATATACATTATCTTTGACATATTCAGCCAAAGTCCTGCCATCATATTCATCACGTTCTTTATCCCTTTCTTCTCTCATCTTAGTAAAGCGATTATAAGCGTAATTTATGACAGATACTTTTTTCTCGTTTGGTTTGTAAAATAACTGAATATTATTTTCTTCTTTTTTTTCCTCCATTCTTTTGTTTTCCTGAATAATATTTATAAAATCCGTTTGCTCTTCCAATCGATTCTTTCAATCCATAACCCTCTTCCATAAAAATAGGAATAGCTCTATTGATATATTTTTTTTTACTTTCTCCTTTTTTCGGCTTAGGCATATTTGAAATTCCTATCGCGTTTCTTATTAATAACTATTATATACTATTTTTTATATTTGACAATTTCAATAACTTACTTGATGTACACCCTCTCTCACAGCCGACCATTTTGAATAACTTTTTTTAACTTGTCTTCCAATCGGTATGATCATTTGAATAATACTTGACAAAGCATCAATCATGTCGTCTGTTGAACCTCTAGGAAATCTTAATAATTCTCCTTCTAATATTCTAGTTGTTTCATCATTTTCTCTATGATAAACACTTCCAATAGCATACCTAGGCTGTAACCCTCTTATTTTTCTTTCTTTATCAGTATCAGCTTTTATTTCTTGAATAACCATTGACCCGACACTTGAATATAATCTTTTTTTCTCTTCATTAATAAAATAAATTAAAGATTTTTGATAAGCGACTGTTTCTATCCCAACCTTTTCCGGTTGCCATCTTTCGTACATTGCAAATAGTTCTTTTATAGTTTCAATAGGATCTAATCTCGCTCTAATAATATCAACAATAAAAAACTCATTTTTACTATTAATCAATACACATAAAATTGCAGTAAAATCAGCAGTATCTCTTTTTGAAATAGCTGGATCAAGAACTATATAAGTTTTATATGGTTGTTTCATTATGACATTTCTTAACTGAAAGTCATTGAAATATCTAAACATTTGTCTCCTAAATATCTGATCTTCTTCTGATACAGGTTCATTAAAATATTCTTGATAAAAGGCAGCATCCGATTTTCCATCTATTGACATATCTATCCTTTTCTGTTCTAACTTTTCTACAGTCCAATTAGAAGCCCACAACAATCTCTTATTATTATCCCAAGCTCTATATATTTTCCCTTTATGTGATTCTATCAGTGTATTAAGAAGACTATCATCATGCAAAATCGTCCCAAACATTTTTATAACACCCAATTCATTATCAGTCGCTGGTATAATTCCCTTAGTATAATTTTGCAAATATTTTAAACGTTGATCTGAATTATCGATATGTTCATCTGATTCAACATCATCTAAAACAATTCTAGTAGGACGTGTATGCCTAGATTTTAAACCACGAATAGGTGCATCAAATCCTTTTCCTCTAAGTCTAACTCCATTTATAAAAAAGTCTCCTGAAGTATCTTTAATCTTTTCTTGCTCCTTCAATCTTGGAGAAATTTTAGTAATATCTCCATAAACATCTAATATTTTATCACTATACTTAAATTCATCTCTAACAGCTTCCAAAACTTCAGAAGCCTCATTAAAAGATTTTTCAATAACAACAATAAATTCATCTATTCCAACAACACAAGAGAAAGAAATACATAACTGAACAATTGTAGTTTTTCCAAAACCTCGAGGGCAAGCAGTATATTCATTACTATTTGTAAAAAATTTTTCAATCAACTCATAATGAAAATCTGGTGTCTCTTTATTGAAATATTTTGGTAAAAACATGTGACCCCATAAAATGCATTTTATTACCAACTCTTCCATTCCATGGATCTTTTCAAAAAATTCTCTAATCTCTTCACTTTTTCCACGAGAGACAATTTCTCCCAATTCCTTTTCTAATAATTGTTGCTTTACTGTTTTACTCATTTATTTCTTTTTTTAGAATAAACTTCTGAAAATGTTTTAATCTTGTTCCTTAAATCGATTCTTTCTTGCTCATCTAACCCTCTTGGTTCTGAATTAAAATTAACATCCATTTGTTCTTCAAATCCATTTTTCATAGCCTTTAATAAAAATATATGAAAATTAGGATTTATTTTATCGCTTCCCATCTCCTCATGAAACATCCCTATCATATTCTTAAATGTTCTGACTATCGGTTTGAAAAAAGGATTTTTATATGGGCTAGAATCTTTCTGATCCATTCTCATAAGAACATGAGTTGGAATTTCAGTATGCAAACTCAATCCATAAACAGTCATATTTCTATTATGCTGAATAGCAAACTTAAAATAGTCAATCCCTCTTTTGACTAATTCTTCTGGCGAAACAGTAGGTGGCTGACCAACATGTGGTGTATTCACATACTCTATTACTTCTGGTGAATTTACATAATCAATCAATCTTGATTCTACCATCGTAAGAGTAGTAGTCCAATAATCTATAACCTTTGGTGTATAAGTTGGTTTATATAATTTCTTTTTATGATCTTCAGTCATCTTAGCCACCCCTCTTTTATCTCCTCTTTTGTTTAATTTCATAGTTTTTTTACTATTAATATACATTTACAAGGAGCGCTGATATTCTATTAAGAAAAATTTTTTTAACAAAAATAAAAACCAAAATATATAAAAAAACAAAAATGCAAAATATAAATGTAAGCAACACACAAACGCATAACATAGAATATTGAAAGAACTATTTTTTAGCGCTCCTAGTAAATATACATTAAATACATTAAATTTTCAAAGTCCTTTTTTATATGAAAAATTTTAGGAAAAATTTTCGAATTTTTTGTTGTAACTTTTTTAGCGTGATGAGAAGTAACTTTAATCTTTTTCGAGGGGTGGGGGGGTGATAGTGTCTATACGTCGCACAATACTTATTGTGCGACTCTCTATTTACTTTAAATAAGCCAATAAACAACATACCCCTAGACATATTTTATTTATATGGTACAAGAACGCTCTTGCATCATTGATTATATCAATTTGTTGATTGAATTATACAACTTAAATGTAATTATAGTCAATAAAAATAACACATTATACCACAAATAACCTTTTTTGTAAAGCACGTTATAATTGTAATTGCACCCAAAAAGAAACATAAAAGAAACATAAAAGAAACATAAAATAAACATAAAAGAAACACAAAAGAAAAACACAAAAGAAAGGAAAAAAGAAAATAAAAAGAAATATAAAATAAAACAACTAAACATGAAAAAACATAAAACAAAAGAAAAACATAAAACAAAGTAGAAAAGAAAATAAAAAGAAAAACAAAACAAAGAAACATAGTAAAAACATAAAATAAAGAAGTAAAGAAAAACATAAAAGAAACTAAATAACATAAATCAAAAAGAATATATAAATATATAAATAATATATATATCAGAAGAATAGTATATAAATAAGATATAAATTACTCATCAATCTATATATGTATGCTATATATATAGATATATGAATAAGATTACCCAATAACAACTATTGCGGAAAACAAAAAAACAAGGTTTTACCCTTGTTCTCTTCAATGTATTAATATTATACACCGGTTATTTAATCCTCGCAAGAGTCAACGCCGTCCTCATATCCATCAGTATAAATTTTATCAATAATATCCTGCTTTTCTTTAAGTGTTTTCGCTTCTTCTAATCTTTTAATATATTTAGCAAGGTATAAATCTTCAAAATCTTCTTCATTTTCCATGATTATTTGTTAATTATAAATCAATTTCTAATTCACTTAAAAATTTGACAACAACGCTTTCCTCTTTTAACTCCTTCATAAAAGGTTTTATTTTTTCCTTTAACTCTTCAATAGCGCTTTCGCTGTAATCGTATTGAGTACAGCAATAATTGCCACTTGTATAAATTTCTGTATCTCCCCCGTTATAATCGTTAATAAAGTCATATTTGCAAACTTCATATATAGCATTTCTTGCCATTTGTAAAACATAGTCATAAGCTACATAATTCGGGTCAATTTTCTTATAATCATATTCTCCTATACTTTCACAAAATTCTTCTATCAAATCACAAAGCAAAACTGCTGGTCGCTTTCCTTCTTCTACATCTTCTAAAAATTCTAAAGCGGTTTTAATATCGGTAGAACCCCACGGCATCATATAGGCGTTAAATTCGTCGATTTCTCTTTGTAGTAAATCTTCTTTCATAATTGTTTTTTAAAAATAAGTTTATAATCATATACTAGCATATTGTGCATTAGTTGTCAATAGCAAGTTATAAAATTTCCTCATAACCGTTTTTTTCACTTGTAATAACTTCAACATTGTTTTTGTCTTCCGGGTACATTTCTGCAAATTTCTTTTTAGCTTCTTCCAAGCTGTCGGCTTCAACCTCGCCAACTTCTGCATCGTGTTTATCAGTCGCTTTTACTCCAAATTGATATTTCATGATTTTTAATTAATTATCAAAATATTCTATTAAATCCTCATCATCAAATTCTTTCGGCAAATAATCCCTTATATCTTCAATGTCATATAATCCGCCACACTCATTCACAAGATTACCTTTATCATCATATAATAAAAATTTATAACATTCCCCATTAATCCACTTGTTATAAACTTCTAATTCTTTGTTGATAATATCTTCAAAATTTCCCTCAACGTCTCCATACTTCTTCACTGTTTCCTTGGTTATAACATAAAATCCATTGTTAGAATAATCAAAGCCATGATATTCTCCTAACTTATAAACAATCGCGCTATGTTCATATTTTGTAATCGGATATATTGCTATAATCTTTTCATTTTTAAATATATCATTAAAGCTCTTTTCAATTAGCTCAATATGTTGTGCTTGATTATTCGCCACTTTTCCCGTTTCTTTTATTATATCCTCCAATATATCATTTTTGTCGGGGCTTTCTATTTTACTGTCACAAGTTATAAAATAACCTAAATTGCCATCCCATTCACGGGGCGATGGTGAAGATATATCATAGTTTATGATTAATCTCTTTGTCATTATTGTTTTTTCATACTCTAACATAATTGTTTTTTAAAAATAAATTAAGAATTGATACTTGTGCATCTAGCATCAAGTGCTTCTTCAAAAGTATTGTACCGGTCTTCTTCATCACAAATAAACTTTGATTCTTCGGGATCTACAAATCCTACTTTATAAACTGGTTTTTCGTCTTTTTCAAAAATGTTCAACATATTATTAATATAATAATTATAACACTTTATACTTCTAAAACAATACTAGCATATTGTGCATTAGTTGTCAAGTCCTAGACTCATTAGAACATTTCTTAGAACAATATTTTGCCTTTGATACCTTACTAGGAATAACATAAAATAATTTTTTACATTTTAAGCATCTTATGTATTTTCCACTGCGTTCCTTAGAAATTTCCCTTATATGCTTTCTCAATCTCTCCATTGTTTGTCTACTCCTAATATAATTGTTTTTTTCACCCTTTTTAAAACGATATTTCTCTCCAGTTTTCAAATTAAGATGAGCCTTTCTTTCTATAGCTATTTTTGCTTTTATCTTTCTGTAATCTTCTGGTAATTGTCCTTTTTTCAAATCAAACCCAAAACACTTTCTATACTCTCTCGCGCTATTAAATCCATGCACTTGAACAACATGCGAACCGACTTGCCGATACCATTTCCCACAAACTAAACACTGCACTAATTCATCCTTAGCATACGTTTCTAAATTATACCTAGCTCTTCTTTCTCTCATTTTATCTCTACCACTTTTGAAACGATAATTATATTTATTCCTACAAGTAATACTACAAAATTTTATATTATTTGTTTTTTTATTATTTATTATGATTGTCTTCCCACAAAATTTACATTTCACTTTTTTCATCCAAAAAGTTTAACTTATAAAATATTTTTAAAAGCTTCTTTTGTGCATTCCCACATAAAAATTCCAAGCAACGTAGAACTTAAAAAAGAAAGCATCATAGAAAACCAACCACCATCACTCATTAAAAAAAGAAAAGGACTAAACAAAAACACAATAATCCACATAATTATTATTGCTATAATCCAAAGATATTTCATATTTTTAACTAAAAATTAAAACTAAAACAAATATAATTAATACTAATATTTTATAAAAACTTCTCCTAAAATTTTTAGCCATATGTATATTGTTATTTTTAAACAATTTTTAGTCTAGTGTATTGTTCAATAGTTGTCAAGTCTTAAAATAAAGTTGATTGACTTTTAGATTTTTCATATTCCATGAAAAGATTATCAACAAAAGATACACAATACTTAAATTCTTTCACTTTTTTCTTGTTTTTAACATCAATTTCAATAATGTTTTCAAGAGACAATATTTCTTTTTTCAATATTTTTTTAACAGTCTCAAGATGCTCTCTATTTATTTTCATAACATTAAAAAGTTGTATTATATTTCTTAGCATAAACAATTATCTCATTTAACGTCGCCAAATTCATTTTCATGACATTATAATCAAAATACTCTTTTGTTATTTCTGCTCTATCTTGAGCTTCGCGACGAGAGACATTATAATCATCTATAATTTCAATTATCTTAGCTTTATAAACTCGCTCTCTATAACTTAATAAATTATTAAAAATAAACTCATTTACTAAAAATCTCAAACCCAAGTCTAACAATTTACTACTATCAATACTATAACCGCTAGACAAGCAATCTCTTTGCTCTTTTGCTAAATCAATACAATCTTTCATAATATCGTCTACTAATCTTATCCAATTTTCCATTTTAATTTTATCATCCTCATTCAATGGACTAAAAAGCTCTCTTGCCGTTGGTAACCTCTCTTCATCATTAACATCTGCACTAAATTTATTAAATCTTTCAATAACTTCTTCATCGGACTTCTTAAATTCGTCTAACCACCCTTCCAATTTTTTAAATACTTCCTCGCTTCCACCTAGCGCTTGTATTTTATTTAAAAATTCTGGTAATTTTTTTCCAAAATAAGCTTTTCTAGCATCTTCTTTATTGATATTTTTTATAAGTTGTTCCTTGCCCTTTTCTACTTTTGTTGTATTTTCCATAAAGTTTATTTAAAAATTTTAATTTATTTTCCCAATTATCAAGCCCAAAAGAGAAAAAAACTTTTGGATAATTATTTCTAGCGTCTATTAATGCTTTTGGAGAATTGAATAACCTGCTTAAAGCCACCCATTCATTAAATTTCTTCACCATCCCACAGCCCAAATGATGATACCAACATAACGGCACTATTGACCACCACTCTTGCACTTGTTTCCCTTTATAATAAAGTGCATGTTCCCATGTAATACGACCCTTACACTGCATATCATTTCTAGCACATTTTTTATAAAATTCATCGTTTGTCAATTCATCCCTCAATTTTGATGGAATATTATTCATGTAAAAATTTATTAATCATACTTTTTTAGTTCTTCAACTACTTTTTCACAACTATCAACAATTATCGATATACCACCATATTTTTTTACATTTTCTAAAAAAATAGTTTGGTTTTCTGACACATTTTTTATTCTACCTGGAGCCTTTACCTCAATTGCTAAAAACTTTCCATTATAAATACCTATAATATCAGACATTCCTAGCATATTATATCCATTTTGTTTTCTCCAGCCACCTTTACATCTAGGATCCGGTATACCAATATTATTAACTCTCCAACAAAAAACTCCCATTTTTTTTAAATAATTTAATATTTCTTTTTGGACTTTAATTTCATTTTTCATAAATTTATATCACTTTTAACTTCATTACCCCATACATCCCAACCTTTTGTTTTTTGTCTTGCAAATAATTCTATTCTTGGAATATCACCACACAACTCAACTATTTTTTGTCTTACTTCCCTTGGTTTTTCACTATGACATCCACGTGGAGAAATAACAACACTAGAAACTTTATTGCTTTTCTTAATAGGTTTTCCTTTGACTCCTATTAAACAAACCTCACAATTACTTTTAGTATAATATCCAATCCCAAAAAATGGTTTTTTATTTATTTTGTTTGTCTTTATCCAACTAAATCCAAGAGTCTTATAAGTAAATCCCCAAGCATCAATAATACAAAGAGCTTCTTTAATGTTTGGAAAAGTAGCCCAAAGAAACAACATGCAATCTTTATCTAAAATTTTATTAATTGGAAGATTTTTTATTTCTTCTATACTCATTGTTTTATAATGAGATAACGCTCCGCCACAAAGTCTTTTATGTTTATTTCTCTTATCTCTATAACTCCAAGGCGGATCTGCATATATTATTTTATACTTTTTTTTCATTTTATTATTTTTCCCCCAAATATATTTTTAGCTTTTATTAGTATATTTTTATTCTCTTTTTTTTTAAGATCAGCATCTAATTCGTCTATATCCAATAGTTTTTCCACACCAATTTTTTCAGCGACAAAATTATATGTTTTTATTGATAAAAACCAACGAGACAATTTTAATTTATTTACAGCATATCTTCGACTTTTAAAATCGCCCTTATTCCAAGATTCTATTATTTCATATACTATTTTTCGCACTTTATCTTTGTTCATTTTTTTTTGAAACAACTCATAAAATATCTTAAAGACTTTATTTTTTTATTTTTCATGTATTCAGTTACTTCTTTTATTTTCCACCAATATCCTTTTTCTAGTTTTCTTTTTATAAAACCAAAAAGCATCGTTCTCTCTTTTCCAATAATACCAAACTCTTTAGCAAGATTATAAGCCATATCTTGGTATTGATATTTTATTTTATCTTTTTTATGAATACTCCCTTCTTTTATTGTTTTCTTGGAAATGATGTTTTTGATCTCCTGCATAAACATATTATTTTATTATTTTCATCTCTCACAACATCTCTAAAAATTACACTGATTGAAAGAATACAAATAGAAAAACCAATCGCAATCCCGCTTATAAAATTTAACATACTATATAATTAATAATTTATTACAAATTTTTTAACAATGTTTTAATCCTTACTTTACGTGTTTCCTCTCCTTCCATTATCTTATTGATCATTATTTCCTTTCTTTTCAACAACTTCCAAATTTTTTCTTCTATTGTTTTTGAAGTTATTAAATAATATACATTAACGTTGTTTTTTTGTCCTATTCTATATGCTCTATCTTCTGCTTGCTGATGTGTCGCTGGCGTCCAATCTAAATCAGTAAAAATAACAGTGTCTGCTTCTGTTAATGTAATCCCTACTCCTCCCGCCTTAATTGTTGAAAAAAATATCCTCACAGAAGAGTTTTTTTGAAATTTATCAATAATGACCTGCCTATCTGTTGTAGGCGTCTCACCCGTCAATTTTACGCTAATATCACTATATTTATTTTGTAGTCTATTAACCAAAAAACGATATTGACTAAAAACAATCAATTTTTTACCATTTTCCAAAAAGTCATCAATTATTTTTTCAATATTTTTATTTTCAACAACAATTTGTTTCAAGTAATTTGCTTTAGTCAAAGCTTCCGCATAAATAGCTTTTTCACTTAATTTCCTTCCCAACAACCATTCTCTATAATCATTCAATAAATTTCTATAATCAATCCAACTCTCCATTTCAGTTTCTACTATATTAATAGTTTTTTCTGGTAATTCTGACAAAACTTCTTTTTTACTTCGTTTAATCATAAATGACATTTTGTTTTTTAATTCATCAAGATTACTAGAACCTGAATAATCCCATCTACCAAAAGGATCTTGCTTCAAACCACAATATCTCATTGCAAATCCTTTCTCACCCCAAAAAGGCATAGGTCTTATAAAATTAAAAATATTATAAATTTCTTCTGGCTTATTTAAGATCGGCGTTCCTGTTAAAAAAATAACATCTTTTGCCTTTTTTAATAAATTTAAAGTTTTTTTAGTCCTAATTGCTTTTTTATTTTTAATGTAATGACTTTCATCACATATAATCAATTGATAATTATTTTTTTTCAAATAATTATAATACTTTTCTAAATTTGAATAACCTATTATCTCCCAACCACCACGTTCATCAGTTTCTGTTAAAATATTTGATGAAATACCGCTAAAAGACTTTATCTCTCTTCTCCAATTTTCTTTAACACTAGCTGGGCAAATAACTAAAATACTCCCATAATTTTTAAAAACAGCATAACCTATCGCTTCTATAGTTTTTCCAAGACCCATCTCATCTCCTATCAAAGCTCTCCCACCAACCTTATCAACAAAAGAAACTGCCTTTTTTTGAAAATCAAATAATTCTTTTTTTGTAGGAATTTTTAAATTATCGTCTATTTTATCAATATTAATATCATCTAGTTTTTCCTCTCTTTTTTTTTGCTTTTCTTCTTCATTGATTTTTATATCAAATTCTTTTTTAACATTATCTTCAACAAATGGATTGAAATTATTACAAATCAAATTAAAAACTTCAGAAGAAGAAAACACCCACCCAACTTCTGAATTATCGTCATTTTTATAAAAACTTAAATCTTTCCATGTATTGTTAAGATTTTTTTGTATATCTTTTATTTTTGCTACATATTGAGGACAATAATCAAATTGTAATATATATTTGTGATATTTACTCTTTAATTTCTTTATTTTCATACATCTTATTAATTATATCAGTTTGCTCTTCTATAAACTTTTTAATAAAATCATTCTCTTTAAATCTTTCTTCAAATGATTCTTGAAGTCTCTCTATTATAATTTTCCTGCTACCAATTTTTTTATATAAATCAATAAAGGAAACTCCATCAGTTAAGCTTTTTAAAAACTCTGACATACTTTCTTTACTTTCTTTTTTTGCCTCTTTTTCTTTAAAAATACTAAATGATAACTTTTTAGAAAGGGTGTCTTCTAATGACGAAAATCTATCACATTCATTTAATTTTTTCTCAGAAGATAACTCAATCACAGACAAACATAAAGACCTAATAAAATCTCCATCACTTTTAATATTTCTTACAACAATACCTGAAGATCCAATTAAACATCCATCCTTAATTTTTGAAACTGAAAGAGTTAATAAAACTTTATGCTCTTCATCATCACCAAGTATCTCATCTATTTCTTTTTTAAACTCTTTTATTTTACTAACGACTCTCTTTTCTAAACCATCTTTTTTATCAATCATTTTTTAGAATTTGCTTTTTTACAAATTTTTTTCTTTTTTGATAAAACAAATTTTCCGTTCTTAATTAAATTCTTATGCTTTAATTCGTTAATCACTGCCAATATAAATTCCCTCCGCGTTACGCCAAATTTTTTAATAAAATTTATTATTTTTTCATGTTCATTGCCACTTAATCTAATTTGTAACAATTTTCCCCAACTTTTTTTATATTTCTTCACTTTTTTAATCTAATTTTTGCCCCATTTTCGCCCCATTTTTGCCCCATTTTTATCCTTTCTTTCACCTTATTTAAGCCGTTTTTTAAAAATGGTGTAATACTAAGTGTAATACTAAATGTAATACCATTACCCCCCTCCCCTTCTCGTTTCTCCTTATCCGAATAATGATAGAAACGACCATCAAAGATCTGCGCTTATTTGACATTTATTGCGATTAGTCCCTTGACACGTTAAGTAATTTATTTTGTAGTAAGAACAAATACGAATATAACTTGCTCAATAATATTCGGCATAAGACAGAAAGAGAATCCTCATAACTAGGGGGTTGATTATCTCACAGTTTATGAGGCAAGACAAAGAGCAATTATAGGATAAAATTATAAATTATTTCGTATTGGCTTGTAATAAAATAATCGTTTTACCCTATAATAACTCTTCATTTTTTTATTATAAGGAAGATTGAAATTTAAAAGAGAACAATTATGAAAACTCTTCTATTTAATCAATCCCCTTTACAATAAAAAAAATACAATTGGGTTGGGTAATCTCGTAAAAAACCCCACACCAACTGTATTTTTCCTACGAGATTTCATATTTAAAATATGTGAAAAAACAATCTTACTAAGAGTATAATTCATTTTTAAAAATTGTCAAGTTTTTATTTATTATTTTCATTAATCATTTAATGGGTTTTGCAAAAACAATCTTTTTATCCAATTACTTTTTTTATATTCTTCTTTGTATTTTTTATACTCAAAACTCTGTGGACACCAAGATAAGTGAATTATCGGATTATTTTTTATAGGGTAATATTTATGACAAATACATTTTTCTTCTTGCCATTTTTTTTCATACCATTTCTTTCCCATTATTTTATTTAATAATTATCTATATATTAGACATCAATCTTTGTAGGGGTTTAATCTATTGGAAATCATATAAAGAGTTACTCCCAACCCTATATGCCAATCTGTTATATACAATATTAACAATCCAAGTACTCCGAAAATTAACGCAATTAGTTCTTTCATATATTTTACTTAATAATTATCTTTATCAATGTCTATTTCTCTATCTCCTAGTACATCCAAAACACGATTAAGAGCATCAACGAAATTCTGTTCAGAATAATTAAACCCTAACTTTGATTGCCAACCACTAATATTAAGACTCGCCTTACCTCTATCTAATAGAATTTCCAAGTCCTTTTCTTTAATTCTCACGTTCTCATCTTCTATTGCTTTTTTGATAATATTATCAATTTCTTTCCAAATAGCTCCTCTAAAAGTCCACTCATCTTTCTCGGTATCTACTTTTAAGACTAATGAACTTAATTTTTTTTTAGAATCTTTTATAAAAAACTTATCTCTTATCTTGTTTCTTATGCATTTATATTGTTTCCATTGTGCCATTGATGTGTTTTTGTCTTCTAATTCTATTTTTTCTATTAATTTGCAAATTTCTTCAACTAAAATGTTTTGTTCTTCTGCTTTCATTGTATTTTTATTACTTTTTAAAAATTGTCATTAACATAAAATCTATCCTATTAATTCCTATCCTTGTGTTCCATTCAATGTAGAATAAACTTCTTCTGCCAAATCCACAAAGTAATATCCAACTGTCAGCTCCTTTTGATATATCTATTTGTAGTAAATCGAAATTCATTGTATTTCTAAATTATTAAAATGGTTTATCTTCATATTTTCTAACATTATAATATATTCCTTCAAATCTACTCCAATATCTTTCCATCCAAATTATTTCGTCATTAATCTTAAAAGGTAAAAATGCAAATCTTCTTTTCCATCCATTATTTTTATTATTTACTTTAATTCTCATTATTCTATTTCTAAATTATTAACATCTATATTAAATTTTTCTGCTATTTCTTGTTTGATGAGAGTAGTTTTAGAATCTTGTGCAGGGATTAGATAGTTGAAACCTACCCAAACTCCTTCAATATAACATCCTTCTCCATCAACTACTGTAACTTCATATTCTTTCCCAATCAGTTCTTTTAATTCATCATTCCAACCATCTATGTCTAATAAGTCTAATAATTCTCTAAATCTTTCTGAAATTTTTACTTTATCACCAACTTTGTATTCTTTGAATTCAAAAGGGAAAGGGTCGGAGTGAAGTTGCCAGTTTTTTTCTTCTGCATCTTCTAAAAATTCTTCTTTAGAACATCCAAGAAGATAGCAAAGACTTTTTTTTGCATCTTCAATGGTTTCCCAATAACCGCTATGTCTGTAATATCCATCCCAGTTTTTTATTGGACTAAAAATTATTATAAATTCATATTTGTCCTCTATCGGTACATTCAATCCATGTTCTAGGCATTTAATTGTGTAGTCGTAAAGTTGTTGTGGTGTCATTGTTTTAGTTTAATAATTAAACCATTTATAATATTTAATTTGTTCTTCACCAGATCTTATAATTTTTACAGGCAATTTTAATTTATATCTCAAAAAATTATATAAAATCCTTCCAACTCTTCCATTACCATCTTCAAATGGATGTATATTCTCAAAATTTATATGAGACTTTTTTACGAATAATTCTTTCACTTTCTTTAAAGTATCCTCTTTATTGAGTTTAGAATACATATTGAATTCATCGCACCAATCAAGTAATTGTGAAATAAATAATTGATTTGATATGAAAGGTTTTAATTTTCCTCCTATATATACATTGCAATCTCTTGTTTTACCTGCTATTTTTTTTCTTATATTTTTTAACAGTATCTCATGAATTTTTAATATATTATTGACTGTTATTAATTTTGGATTTTTCTCATATATATATCTCCAAGCTTTTATTGCGTCATAAAATGCTTGTTCGCTATATTCTCCTTCTATATAATTTGATTCTGATAAAAAATCAATTGAATCAAACTCAAATTTTTTTTTATATTTTTTTATATTCATTTATTTTGTTATAAAGATTTATAAGTTTGTTTGGTAACTCATTTAATTCCTTTTTTGAAATGCTTTCATTATCAGTGTGTGCATTTTTTAAACTACCTGCTCCAAACACAACAGAATTTTTAAAAAAATACATTTCAGTAAAACCTAGTAATGGAATCATCTTATATCCTTTTATTCTGATATTACTTTCAACTGGCTTAATTTTTTTAGTAATTTCTTTGATAACAATGGTATTTCTAAGCGTAAGTTCATCAATTAAAAACCTAAATTCTTCTTCATCTTTTGGTCTAAAACTAATTTCAGCTTCAGCATAATCAGAAACTATATTTGGAGCGATTCCTCCGCTAATTTTACCAATATTAAACCCATTAAATTTACAAGCCTCTAAGTAAGACAAATATGAGCATAGCTTTTCAGTCGCACCCTCTAACTCATCAGACTTCAAAGAAGAATGCCTCGCTTTATCTTTTGCTATTATTTTTGCAACAATTACTCCTGTTTGTTCATTTGCTATTTTAAGATTAGTGCCTTCCATTACAATAACCTTACTATCTTTCTTAATTTTTTTTGATGCAAGTTTAGCTCCATCAAAGTCTTTTTCTTCACCTACTGTAAATATTAAATTTACATCCTTCATTTTTTTAGCAGCTATTATCGCACCAGCTACATTCCCTTTGTTGTCACAAGCCCCTCTGCCGTAAATTCTTTTATCATTCATACCAATTTTCACATCTCCTACTACTGTGTCTATGTGAGCAACTATGAAAACATTTGAATTACCCTTTTTAGCAAATATATTGTATCTTTTTTCATCTACGTATTGTTTTGTAATGATAAATTCTTTACCAAGTTCTTTTATAATAAATTCAGCAATTTCTTCTTCATTGTTTTTAGATGAGTCTATTTTTATTAATTGTATTAAAAGTCTTTCAATCTTTGTCATTCTATTTAAAAAATAATTTTTAAAATTAAAGGGAGGAAAGCGTTTGCTAATCCTCCCAATTTTTGCGTGTTTACGCCATTCTAAAGAAAAGCTACACATATCATCGCATCTCCGGCTTCTTCATTAAGTTTCTCTCCAAATTCATCACTGTAATACTTTGTCCTGGAAGAGGTCTTATATCCGTAAAGAGATGCTCCATAACAACCCCTACTTATCATTGTGTCAGGATTGTAATTTTCCATGTTCATCCCAAGACTTTTCGCTACTTCTATCCCAATTTCCTTTATTTCCATTGGAATAGGTACACCATTAGGATGACTTATTTTATTGATTGCGTTATCACAGGCTTCTTTGGCTACTGGATTCTGGGTTCTGAATGCAACAATATCATAATGATTCCTTGCCAAATATCTTTTGACAAAGTAATTGCCAAATCCGAACCCTTGGTATTTACTACGTACAACCCCGCCAGAATAATAGATTACACTTTTTCCGTTCAGCGTAAGATTTCTCGAGGTCATCCATGCCAACACCTTTTTTCTGTTTGGAAGCAATAACACCTGCAACCAATCTTCGCAAAAGATGTGTTTAAACACATCTTTTTCAAAGTCTTTACTTGGTTTTACTCCAAAAGCTTCCAATGCTACTTCATAAAATTCATTAAAGATCGGTTCTCTCTTGGAATCTTCGATACTATCTGGGAATATTTCATACCCAAATAATGTTCCAATTGAAGATTCACGATGAAACTTGTTGAAACCATCGAATAATTTTTCCATTTCTTATCTCCTTTGTTAAAGTTTTATTGGTTAAAACACTAATCAAAAGAGACAATTATTTTAAAGAACTAATTAATATCGTATTCACTTCATAATAATACTATTACATTGTGCAATAGTTGTCAAGTATTTTTTATTTCATTGTTTAATTCTTTTGCAAATGAAGCAATAACTTTACTAATATTTAATAATGTATTTGGATTACTCGTACCAAATAAAACTTTTCCATTATCCAATATATCTACTGATTGAGCTGGATATTTTTTTACTATCAATTTTATATTTCCACTTTTAAAGCTTGTTTTCATTTTTTTTGTTATTACTTTTTAAAAGTTTTATTTCTTCACGAAGTTTATCATTTTCTTTTTTTATATCATCATTTAAAATTTCTTTTAAATATTTTTCTAATATAATATTCAATTCTATAGTTTCTCCGTTTAATTGTTTGTTAACTATCTCTATTCCAAGACTACCAAGTTCGTTTCCATTCATATCTGTTGAGATATTAGAAAATATTTTATAATGATCCTTTAAAAATGGGAAACACTTATTAAGTTCAGAAGCTAAGTTTAATCTTGCTGAAATCTCTTCTTGACTTATCGTTCTTTTAATATTTTTCATAAAACTTTTAAAACAATATTTATTAAAAAGGTATGTCTTCAACCTTTATTTTATTATCGATTGCTTCAGTTTGAGCGTCTTTTACTTCTTCAATCGATTTAATTTCTTGATTAGCAATTTTAAAAGTATTAAAATTGCTAGGAGCTGCTAAAGATTCTTTTTTATTATTATAATCAAGCAATAAACTTCCTATCTCATCTTCAATTTCAGCCATATTATTATACTTCATCGGTTGACCATCTTCTAATAAAACTGGTTTGAAAGAAACAGCATATTTACCATAAGTGTTTTCTAAATAAACTGAAAAAGTGGTATACAATTCAACAGATTTCAATCTAAATTCTTTCCACAAATTTTGTTGATATTTAAAAAAATTACCCCTACTAGCTCCTCTAAATCTTAATTTTACAATTTCTTTATTTCCTGTCTCTTCTTCAAAAATAAGAATATAAAGAACGATCGTATAAGAAAAATCTAGCTCTTTTATATTCGCCTTTTTCCCAGTTGATAAATCATCATAATAAGCATATTCAACAATAAACTTACCATTATCATCTTTCTGACGTTGACCATTAAAATCTAATTTATAAATAGGAATTAAAGCTTTTTCACCATCTCTTTTTTTTGTTATCAATGGATTAAATTCTTCTGTTTCCCATATTTTCTTCTTTGTTTGGGTGTTATCTCTATAAGTTAACACCGCTCTTGAAAGTAAAATGACACCATCAAATGATTTTCCATGTTGTTTCTTTATTTTTTCTTTGGTCTCGTTGTTAAAAGAAAGTTCTACAAATTCTCCTGTTGCATCAGAACCTGATATATTTGATCCATTATCAACTGATAAATTTTTATAAGTTTTGAACGTTCCTCCAAAACCAGCTTCTCGCATCAAATCTTCATTCATTGTTTTAAATTTTAATTATTAAATTTTATTACTTTACCTTTTTTCTTAAACGAGACATCAATTTTTATAGAAGGGAATTTTTCTTTTATTGTTGGTTTAGCATTTGGATTTAATGAATGCCACATTTTTTTAGCTAAAATAAAATCATTCCAAGCTCTTTTTTTATCTTCAATTTCTTTTAATTGATATTTCTTCTTGGTTGTCTTTCCTAAGTATAATAATCCTAATCTCGCTTTTATCGATCTTCCTTCAACTGAACACAAAGCTTTGTGATAAGAACAAATTTGAGCTTCATAACTTCTGCTATGATTGTTTGATATTTTATAATCTATTATCCAAAATTCATATTTATTAGTTTTTTTATTTAATAAATATCCGCACCAATCTAAAGTTCCAGCATATAATAATTTTTTATGGTATACCTTTGATTCTCTTTTTATAGTAATTGGTTTAAAATCATTCCAAAAATTTTCAAAACCATTTAAACATCTATATTCCCTGTCAGTCAACGGATTCAATAAATAATTCAAAAGTTCATCATCTTTCTTTTTATCTTCAGAGGTTTCTAATGATAAAAGATTAATTTGTCTTCTGCTAAATCCTACATTTGGATTTATTTCTTGCCCCTTTGATAATAAATAACATCCATGATGAGTTTTAGTTCCTTGTCTTTTACCATTTTCAGTTTTTTCTTTTATTTCTTCGGGACTTGTATTTTCTTTCCAATAATTTAGTTCTGGATTTGGAAATGCTGTATCTAAGATATTTGTTGAAGAAACCATTTCGACACCAGATGGAAAATGTTTATTTTTTATAAAATACCAATGTCCTTTAACTGTTTTTAATAATCGAATTTCTTTTTTTTTCATCGTTATTCTTGTTTTTAATAAAATCTTTTATTAATGTTATTTGATTTTTTTTACAATATTTTATTATATCATTCAATGTATATCGTACTTCATCAATACTAAACAGTTTATATTCTATTAATTTCCCAGCTTTGTATCTTTTATTAAATTCTTTTATCCAAACCCCACTAACAAGGTATCTAATAGAAGTTACCCCTTTGTTATCATATTTTTTTTTAATCAAAACTTCATTGATAGCCCAATCTGCTCCTTGATAACGATTAATATATTTTGAAAGAGTCGTTCGTGATTTTAAAGGAGTATATTTAAGCGCTTCGTTTAAACTAAATAATTCTTTATTTTTCATATTTAAATGTATAAATTTTAATCAGAGATAAGGAAAAATAAAATATTTTATTATTTTTCGCATAATCTCTTATAACAAAACTAGTATACACCAGTAGAGCATAATTGCATTATAGTTGTTAAGACAATAAATGTCAATAAAAACACAATTAATATTGTGTTTTTATAAAAAACTGCACTTTCCATTATATAAACCCCTTTTGTTATAACATTCATTATATTGATCCTCAATAAAATTTTTAATATTATCTTCTATCACTTCTATAAGTTTTATAAAACCAAAAACAGCTAAAAATATAGTAATAAAGAAAATTAATAAAAAAGACCAAATTTGTAACTTATGCTTTAACTTCATATATTTTTTTTACTTATTAGATAATTTTTTTAATTCTTTTATTATCTCTTTTGTTTCATTACTATCGAGATCACCATCGCCTCTTCCTAGCAATTCCTTGACTGCGTAATAAATTGCTCTTAAATTTTCTTCGTATGTTGTCTCTTGTGTTTCTCTTTTTCCATAAAGTTTTAATGTTTTCAGATCCATACCTGTATAATTCAAATCAACATTTCCCTCTATCCCATCAACTTTCCCCCTTGAGCAAAACTGCCAAATTGCAAAAAAATCCCAACCATTTATCGCTGGGTAATATTTTTGGTTTGGTATTTGTTCTTGCAACCCATATCTCGCGACCCATAATCCAAAATTATTTTTAGCAACCAATTCCCAATTATAACTTTTAATCAAAGAATGGTACGTATAAAGTAATGGTTTGAACCCTACTTTACTTTCTACATAAGATAGCCAATTATTGCACCACGTTGCTGGGTCTTTTAAAGTATTTATTTCATAATCCAACGCGATTAATTCTCCTTCTTTCAAATCTCCAACATTTTCTAAAAACCAATCCGCTTCTTTTTTATAATCTCCACCACGTGCAAAATGATAATACCCAACAAGCATTCCTGCTTCTCTTGCTTCCTGTTTATTTTTGCTGAATTTTGAGTCTAAAAAATTTGTGCTTTCTGTGCATTTCATAAAAGCAAACTCAAACCTTTTTTTATCTTTTGAAACATTTTTCCAATTAATGTTTCCTTGCCAATGGCTGATGTCTATTCCGTACATTTATTTAACTTAATTATTATTTATTTAATTTTAATATTTTTTTCGCTATATCCTCAAACATATTAGATATTGAATGAGCTAAAAATTCTTGAGTATCTGAATTATATGGAATATTGTTTTTATCCCAAATTTTGATAATTACATGTGTTATTTCATGTATCATCGTCCCTTGATTTTGGATAGTCCAATCAAAATTTGGTATAAATAATATTATTTCCATTAAATTATTTTCCATAATTATTTCAGAAGTCCATCCAAGATAATTTTCTTTTTTAAGGGTATCTTTTATTTTATTCTTTTTTAACCATTTTGCATAATCTTCTGATGAAAAATTAAATAAACAATGTACTAATTGAGAAAAAATTGAGTCATATACTTTAAAATACATTTTCTTTTTTTTCATTTATTCAATTTAATTATTATTTTTTAGCAAATATCGAAAAATCTTATTTCAATCAATAACTGTTTTAAGTAGTTTTTTGATTCTTTTTCAATATACCAATTCTTAGAATTTTTTTTAAAATATTCGAGTGGTTCATCGGGATTATATTTACATTTTAAATAAGCCTTTGATGCTCCAACCATATCACATGCCATTTCTTCAATATATTTTTTAGGGATGGGTATCATTTTTAGTTCTCCATCAACAAAATCAATCCAATATTCCCAATGATGTTTATTCTTTCCTTTATGATTTTGCCAAGCTAATGAATAGCCCTTTTCGATTTTTTCAATAGCAATAGGTGTTTTGTCTCCTTGAAAATATTTAGCAGAATTAAAAAATTCGATAAATGAATACTTTGATAAATCGTGTACAAGACCTTGCCAATATAAACCACGCTTAAAACATTCAATCAAAACGTAATATTTATGGATTGTAATTATTTTTAGATGGTTCCAATACTTCATTTGTTTAATTTAATTATTAGTATACCTATTTTGTATCTATCTTTTTTAGAATGTATACAAACTTGGTTAGTTTGTTTTACTAGGGATCAGTTGTTTTAAAATATGTGCTACTACGTCGCAATTGAAAGCATTACCAAGCATTTTGTACCTTTGAGTGTTTGAAACACCATCTGTATAGTTATCTTGTAGCCCTTGCAATCTTTCGCATTCTATTGGTGTGAGTTTGCGGATGATATTATCTGTTGAATACAACCCAGTCTTTGCTCCACGACCACCACCAAGAGCTGATAGACTGACTGATTTGCCTTCTGGGGAGTAGATTCTATCGCCTTGACCACCAGAGCCAAACTGTCCTATCCTAACCATAGTCCTTTGTTTTCTTTCTATACTGTTCCAAGCAACTGCGCCATTATATGAAGCTGTAACTGAAAATGCTTTACCGTTTGTAACCATTCTGTCATCTACTTCGGCTGGTGGTTGTAAAATATCTTTCAATAAAATTCCCCTATCCTCTGGCAGAGTTACATTCGGGATATTCGTCCAAAATAATCTCTTACGATTCTGTGCTGAAACAAGAGAAGCATTTATCATTATCGGATCTACTCCAAGAGTCTTGGTGATAATTGCCTTAGATTCATTTGGCATTGAGTTTACATTCTCTAACACAAAATATTTAGGTTTTACTTCTTTTAAGATACGAACATACTCCCAGAATAAACCAGACCTCGCACCATCTAAACCTTGACGATTCTTCTTGGCGATTGATAAGTCTTGGCAAGGTGACCCTCCAATCAATAAATCGATATTCTTGCACAAAAGCATTGGAGTATTTAAAATTCTGACATCTCCAAGTTGTATAGTATCTGGATAATTTTTTTGTGCAATCTTAATAGCATATTTATCTATTTCAGAAGAGTAATATTTATCAACTTTTATATTAGCTCTTTCTAATGCTACTCTCGCACACGAAATTCCGTCGAATAAACTTAAAATATTCATTCTATTTATTATTTTATTTAATTCTTGCTTCAGCAATTTTTATATATTCTTCTTCTTTTTCAATTCCGATAAATTTTCGGTTTAAGTTTTTACAAGCTACTCCAGTTGAGCCACTTCCCATAAAAGGATCTAGAACAGTTGCTCCTTCTCGGCTTACAAGTTTTACTAGGTATTCCATAAGAGCTATAGGCTTGACTGTTGGGTGGTTGTTTTTTGCTGGTGCTTTTTCACTTCCGTATTTACCACTTGCAGAATTAACATCATCCAAATAATCTCCAATCCCACCACCACCACCCACAGTCTGTTTCTCCTCCAACCCCTCACACCCTCTATTTCTTTCACTCTTTGAAGCTTTAGCACAATAAAAGAAGCGAGAGGCAGAGCCGGAGTTTGGCTCAACATAATCAGTTTCAAATGCTTTGCCGTTACCAAACATTCCAGTTCCGTCTTTAACATTTCCCTTGTTTCCACCCCCACTCTTCGTATCAGGAAACAAATCAACTACCTCATCTTCTCCTGAATGGATAAGGTTGGCGGGGAAGCGACCTTGTGGTGCTTGACTTTTCTTATCTATATTGATATTATTGGTATGTAATTCATTAACCTTTAAATTATATGAGTTGGATTGATTCAAGCGGTTATCGTGTTTATCACAAGGACGGAAAAGAAGTCCGTGAGCATCGCATCGTAATGGCTGAGATTTTAGGTCGCCCACTTCTTCGGAGTGAGGATGTTCATCATAAGGACGGCGACAAACTGAACAATAGTCCTGACAATCTTGAGCTGATTTCAAATTCTGAACATCTGATGCGTCATTGGAGAGATGGTCATTTTGACGAGGCTGTGAAGAAACGGACTCATCCTGATGCTCAATGTTCTGCTTGTGATTTTTTTGGTCATCTTTATGGGAAGGGTCTTTGCAAGCGTTGTTACCATCGCATTCGTGCTCAGCGTATGAGAGCGGAACGCGGCAAGCGTCGATAGCAATTCCACCTGTTCCCCATTTTAATACATTCTCTGCTACTGTCTTTTCACTTAAAGGTTTACGAGCTACTGTGATGGGTTCTAGTGCAGGTTTAAGAGCTGTTCCCCAGCCTTCGTATTCGGAAGCTCTATCTGATAATTCAACTACTTTTTTATCTTTGTTCCACCTTTGTCCGTTTTTCTGAAATCCATAATCTCCATCTTCATATCCAATAATTTTCTCATTCGTTTCTAACACAAATCCATCCCACTTATCATCTAATCCAAACATCTCTTTCATTTTTTTATAATGCTTGTTATTTGGAAAGTATAGTGGTTTGTCTTTTCTACCCTCAAAAAAAGAATACATTGTTGTTCCGCCACAAATAAATTTGTCCGCCTCACTTTGAGATATTTTTTTTTCTTCTCTTTTACTTTTAATCAGTTCTGCAAACTCCTGTAATTTATCAGACCCAACTCTCAACTTATCAACTGCCTT